TACCGTTGTCTGAATCTGTTCATCACCTCGCATGATGCAGTAGCCAATAAGATCTTTAATCGTGCAGCGTACCATATAAAAGTGTTCAAAATTGCGAGGCATAATAGTACGGGTATCAAGACCGTGAACAAGACCACTATCGAGCATATCAGTATACAGATCACGAGCCATTGTGGTGATTTGCTTATAACGTTCAAAAAAGTTCGCATTTGCCATGATCCCCGGTTTAACCATTACTCTATCATCTCTCATATCCCTGTCACCATGAACTTGAGCCGCAAAACTAAACAGACGATGTCGTATTAAATGAGTTGTGTCAATCATATCCATACCATTAACCGACCACGTAATGTTAATCGTCTCCATTGCAGTAGGTAGCAGTTCATATCGGAATAGTTCATCAATGGTTTGGTCAATGTCTTCTGGAGGAAAATCCCACTGAATCTTGTCATTCCATGTGTTCATTAGAAACACCGATATAGTCTTTCTAAATTCAGCGACTGTAGGGGCATGTACAATCTGTACATCGATTGCTTCTAGTTGGTTTACAAACTCAATAGGTTTAGTCTTTTTACCGAACTTAAGTTGTGTGTGCATCTTTTGTAGATGCGGCATATTACTCTTGTGTACTTTTGGCATTTTCGTTTCCTTTAGTTAAGTGAAGTTCTACAAGTCTTGCATATCCTGCAATATCAGTCCAGCTGTCTGTATGTGTCGGTGTAATAGCTAGTCTAGATAGCTTCATCACTATCTTGCTAAAATACATCGCATGTACAGAGCTCATTGACTTTTTGTGGTGCTTGGCATAATGTGCTGTAATTAAGTCAAGTATGTCAGCTTCTAGTTTGACACCATCATGAAAGTCACCGTAGACTGAGCCACGTTGTTTTAATACTTTGTCTGTGGTCTTCATATTCTATAAGCCTCTAGTTTATGAGCAAGCACAGCCATGCGCTTTGCACTATTGGTATGTACATCTACCATATAGCCTTGATTACCCATCTTAATTTCATTGTCGGCATATTGCAAGCATTGCAGTGCATCTGCATAATGCACAACCAGCGCTTCAGGTGTATCATCATGGTACATTTGGCAGTAGTCTTTAACTTGTTCCGGTAAACCGTCTACAATCTTTGCTTCTGCTTCTTTTAATGCCTCAGCCACTATTGGAAAGTTCTTCTTGACCAGATGATTTACATCTGAGATTTCCATTTCTGGCAAATCATGGCATATGGCTATTTTTAGTGCTGTGTTAACATCAAACTCATAGTCTTTTGACATCATTAATACACCAAGTGCTACAAAGAAACTATGCGTTGCTACACTCTCTGGATGGACAACCGGCTTCATACTGTATCGCTTTGTGTGCTCTAATGAATAGCTTTGCATAAAGAAATCAAAATCATCTTTATTCATATACAATGTCTCCATCTGACCAGTCACGGCGCATAAACTGTTTTGTGGTTTGTATGTCTTCTAGTGCTTGTTCTAGTTGGTGATATGTCTTGCATACCGAACCAGAAGCGGCTAGCATAATATTAAACTTCTGGCCTTCTTTGGCAGTAGTCCATAGATAAATAATAGGTATGTTTGATGCACAGCACCAGCCTGCCTCGAATATAGTGCCTGTGTCTTTGTCATCAGTAATACAGACTAAGACATTGGTCTTTTTAAGCGCCTGTAGATTTGTCTCAAAAATTTCTTCCGGTGTAGTGACACCCGGCACAAACATACTTGCATCCTTAGGACTAAAATATTGAATGCCCATTTTATCCATGATTTCTTTAACATTTTCTACACGCCTTAGTTGTACCTCATTAAAAAATGGTGCTGCTAAATACACATACATATCATTGATCATGCTATCTCCTTTGTTAACTATTAAGATACTTTTTAACTACATACTTAGCTATTTCAGCTTCAAATTCTGCATGGATTCGACCATGGTTGTTATTCTTAGGGTTTAGTCTTGAATGACCATAATGACTTAAATCATGTACTAATGCTCTCCAGCCGGATGCATGTGTTTGTTCAAAATTAGGGTTAACTACCAATGTGCCTCTTCTAATCCATGTGTATCGACGGCCACTAGTCAATTTAGTTTTTCCTTTAAATGGTTTACCAAACATAAAGTTATATACAGCTAGTGCAATATCAATTGCGTTTTCTTTAGGTACAGGCTGACTTGCTAATTCTTTTTTGTCACCCCATGCATCTTCTACTTGTTGATAATGATCTGTCATATTTATCCTTTGTATTAAGTAATTTAGCATTTAAGTTTTTGTACTACAATTACATTATACTACAAGTGTTTACTAAAGTAAACACCTATTTAGATGCATACTCTTTAATTGCTAACATTAGTGACTGCTGAGTTTTATCTTTTGAGTTAATTGCTGATACAATAGCTTCATCAATAGTTTTCTTAGCAATAATCTGATGCACAACAATATTATTTCTTTGGCCTTGTCTCCAAAGTCTTCGAATAAACTGTTCAAAGATTTCTAATGACCATGTATTGCTAAACCAGATGACTGCATGTCCAGCACCTTGCAAATTAAGGCCATGGCCGGCTGACTGTGGGTGCGCTAGTAAGACCGGAATATGACCGCCATTCCATTTAATAATGATGCCTGTTAGTTTGTCACCAGATATACCAGAACCAATTACAGGTGCATTTGGAAATAGTTTTTGTAGTCTATCCAAGTCATGTTTGAAATGATAACCAATGATGCATGGCTGACCTGACAGTTCTTCTACTATTTCTTCTACTGCATTTAGCTTTTCTTCGTGGACTTCTTGTATTTCTTTTTCTTCACCGTCTAAATAGATTGCGCCATTAGCAATTTGTTGACACTTACCAACAGCAACTGCTGCATTCATAGCAGTTACTTGACCGTTTTCTATATCGATCAATAACTTATCTTCTAGATCTTTATATAGTTTCATTGCTTTTTCAGGCAATGTGACATACACTCTATTTGTAATTAGCTCAGGCAAGTCTAAGTAATCTTGTGCTGACATTCTAAGCACTTTATTTGCCAATGCTTCATGAATCTTTTCTTCTGCCCCGGGTTGTAATGCCCATGTATAACCACCGTAGCCGGTAGGAAAGAAATAGTTAGTTCTAAAGTGCGTAATGTATTTGCCAAATGTGGCACCACGGTCAATAACTAACTGTGGGCCAAATATATCCATTAAGCTATTAGGTGCAGGTGAGCCTGTAAGACCGAACCGCCTTTTAAACTGATCTAGCATTGGCGACAATGCTTTAAATCGCTGTGTTCTTGTATTCTTTAAATAGCTAATCTCATCGACAATCAGCATATCATATGGCAGCTTAATGTTCATCTTTCTAAGAGTAGCAGATAACCATTGTAGACCTTCAAAGTTAATAACATGTATTAATGATGTATCATGCAGCTTTTTGTCTTTGTTTGGTCCGTGCAATACACTAATTGTCATGCCATTAAAGTTATCCCACTTTTCTATCTCTTCTGGCCACACTGCATAGCAAGGCCTTAACGGTGCTAAGATCAGTACTTTATTAACTACATTTGCTGCTTTTAGAATCTTAATTGCTTGAAGTGCAATACTAGTTTTGCCTAGGCCTGGGTCTAACCATAGCTGCCCAGATCCGTTTTCAATAAGAAACTTAACTGCATTTTGTTGATACTGATGCGGATTCCAAAGCATGCGTAATATCCTCTTTAGTTCTTAGTATAAGTATTTTTTGGTTTAATTGACGAAGTGTGTTGTGTATTACTTTTTGCCGTTCAGAGACTACACCTGTAATTGTCTTAAGCTCGACCCATAAAACACTGTTATCTAAGACCACAATACGATCAGGCCAGCCTGTACTGAATCTAAGGTGTAGCTTTACAGTGACTAACTTAAGACGCTTACATTCTTTACTAAAATGCCGTTCTAAATCTCTTTCTAAAATCTTTTTTACCACTTGCATGGGCCACCGTTTGACTTTCTAAAGTGGCACCATTTACATAAGACTGATGGATTGGGCGCATAAATCTTATCTTTTTCAATCGCTGTAATTCTGCCTTTAAGCTGTAGCTGCAGTTTTGGCAGATCAGATCTTGTAATAGGTTTATACTTATCTGTCTTGGCTAGATCAATAAACTCAATCACATTTTCTACTGTATCAACATCTGGCATAGTCGATAAGATAACCGTAGAATAAACTGCAACTTGGTCTGAGTAGTCTCTATGCTTACCTGTCTTAAAGTCTAGTACAGTGGCACGACCGCCTTCTTCTTTAATAAATAAATCAATGATGCCACGAAACATGACATCTTCTGCATCGAAGTCAACCGGTTCCCATTTGTCATTAACGCCGACTGGCAGTTCTGACTGACCATTAGCTTTAATCCATGCATTTAGCTTTTCTTCTAGATGCTTAATATCTTCAGATAGCAGATTTAGACCGCCTTTAAGAATAGCTTCTATTTCTGCATGGATCGTTTTACCTCTGTTAGCTGCATCACCGGATGGCTCGACTAAATGATCAATCCTCGTAAGCTTATACTTTAAAGGGCATTGTTCATATAGCTTAATTGCAGAATAAGAATAACTCACTTAACCTCCGAAAAATTGTTGCCAATCTTAGCTTCTGCTATGAGTGGTACATCTAACGTAAAAGCATGAACCATGGCATGCTCAAGTTTCTTAGCTTCACGATCAGCCACATCTTCTCTTGCCGATATGATTAATTCATCATGTAATGATAATAGCAATCGCGAATTCTCAGCTACTCTATAGTAATCTATCATAGCTTGCTTTGCCATATCAGCGCCAGACCCTTGAATTAATGTGTTTAGTGACTTAAAGCCAAATTCCATCAGCTTACCGTTAATCATCTTAGGCGGTTCACCTTTCACTAGCCTGCCACCAATCGTAGAGAATGGATTTCTTAGCTTATATCGAGTATTGAGGTCAGTGTTAATCTTATCTAGACTAGATGCTACCTCAGACTTATACAAAGCTACTAACTGCTTAGCTTCTTCATACGGTATCTTAAGCATCTCTGCAATCTTTTTAGGCCCTGCACCATACAGAATACCAAATGATAAAGTCTTGGCATAGTCTCTAATAATTGGCCGGCCTGCTTTTTCAGTCATTAGATTGGCTGCAAATGTATGTAGGTCTGCATTAGGATCTTTTCTGTACTGCTCTGCTAGTTTACCGTCTTCAAAGTGTGCAAATAACCGCAGCTCTTGTGCCTGAAAATCACATGCAATCATCTTATGACCTTCATCAGGTAAGATGAATGTTCTAACCTTAGGTATAATGAGATTGCCAAGTTCTGCAGGCAGTGGTGTCTTTGGGCCTCGGGTAGGCATGGTCTGTAGTGTTGGCTTAGCCGATAATCTACCTGTTCGAGTACCACCAGCTTCACCACGGACCGTATTCCATTCAGTGTAGATTCTACCTGTAGAAGCAGACTGCTCTAACCACGGCTCAATATAAGTACCTGTCAGTTTGACAAGCACGTCTCTGTGCCTTAGTACAGAAGACAACTCAGAATCTGTGACTAGATCTGCAAGTGTATCTTTATCTGATAGAGGTGTACCTTTATCACTAGTTGGCCATTTTTTCTTTTGATCATAACAACCTTTATCTTGAATGACTTTAACCAGTTGAGCACCAGAATTATAGTTAATATCGTTGACATTAAAGTATTTATCCAGCCACTTTTGGCAGTCCAAAATATCTTGATTGGCCTTATCCAATGATGTCTGTAATCCTTCACGGTCAACTCGGACGCCTAGCTTAGAGTTCTCTAAAAGGACTGGCATTAATGCTATCTCTCTTAGGTAGGCTTCTGGCATGTCCTCACGGACTTCTAATGTGTAGTCAAATAGCTTGGCAGTTAGAGTAACGTCAGCCAGTGCGTACTTACCGACTAGATCCGCGGGGCCGCGAGCAATATAAGCACCTGCAGTTTTAGGTTTCTTGGCTACCTCAGGAATATGCATTGTCAGCCAATCAAAGAGTTCGTCACGTTCCTCCGGCTGTATTCCTAACCATTCAACACATAGTTCTTTAAGAGATAAACTGCGAACATACGGATCATGCAGGAAGGCCAATACAAGGGTATCATGGACTCTTTCCGGCTGTGGAAAATCCATACCAAATCGTTCCATAATGACAGCCAAGTCAAACATGGTGTTATGGCAACAAATATGTCTGCCTGATTCCCATATTCTCTGTAACAATCGATGTACAGTTTCGTATGTACAATTATTGTTATAGTCATGACCAAATGCCCAGTACTTAGTCTCGAACTGGTGTGTTCTATCTAAGACAGCTAATCCAACTGGTTGTGGTGGATATTGGTGAGGTCTTGGTCCAATTGCTTCTGTTTCAAAATCAAGAAAGATTGGATCAGTCATCAAAATATCCTATATCTTGGCATGCATTGAATATCGATAATGATGTCAGATAACATACCTGACACATTTCTTTTTGACATCACTGGAGTAGCTCGCATACCGGCACTTTCACAGTCCATTGTGGCTTGTATGACTTGCTGTCTACTCATTTGTTGTACTTGTGCTTCATACATTAGCTGTACCGCCGGAGCATTGATATGCATTGGTACATTTTGTGGTGGCGTAGAACTACATGCAGCTAATGCAAGACTACTTAAGAGCATTAATCTTTTCATGCTATTTCCTTTCAAAGTAGGTGGGTACTCACCGAAGCTTTCCCCGTCAAACCTATGCTTGTTGCTTAATATATTCATCAGCCAAATTAGATGCGATCTGATAAACATATGAAGGCTGTTGTTGAACATTACTATTTGCTGCTAAAGCTAGCATAAACTGAAGAATAAGTTCTTGTCTTGTTAACATAACTACTCCTTAGTATTTGCTAGATGCAGCTACAGCTTCTGGTGCGTCAGTTTCTTCAACACCTGCTGTCATAATTGCATTGTTCATTTCTTGTTCACCACGTGCGATTAATGCTTTCACAATGTCAAGATCTTCGAGGACTCGTACAAACTTAAACTGTAGTTTAAACTGAGTCTTTGCATCTGGTACAAGTGAAATATTAGTCACAACAGCAGACAACGGACGTTTAGTAGCTGAAGCTACAGTCTGTAAGTAAGTGGCAAAACCACGAACTGACGTAACTGGAGTTCTTAATGCTGCTACTTCTGCCACTCTAATTGCATCCAAAGACCCAATAGAATCGGCAGTCATGATCAGTAACCGACGTTTTTCTGCGCATGCTTTACCTTTACCGCCATTGGCAGCACTACCCCATTGATCTTTAGGACAGTTTGCACACATTTCAGCTTGTGGCTCAGGTGCAGTTACATTAGGTTTTAAGCCTGTAAGTGTTGGGCCTAATGCATAGCATACAGGAGGTGCAGGATTGGTAGGGTCATACCGCTGTGTGTAATACAGACGTTCTACAGGGCTGGCCACAATCACTACATCAATTGAATTGCCTGCAATAGGCTGATCACGATACGTTAATGTACCACCTTTGGCACTTAAAAATACAGTACCTGCAGTGCTACGTTCTGCTATCATGCTTTGACTAGCCATCTTCTGAAGTTCATCTTCGAAAATAGTTAGTTGTCCTGCTGGTTGTTTGGCATTCTGTTGTGCCGACTGCGATTTGCTCATTTGCGTTACTCCTTAGTTGCGTGATGCTCGTACAGATAATTCCCAGACTTCTGAAGTAGAGGTGCCTGGGATAACCTCACCCGATTCCCAACGGTCTTTAAAGGCCGTTGAGCTGAGTCTTTTGTGTAGTAAGTCAAAGCTTTGTGACTTAGCTACATATTCATAGAATGCATTCCAGTCAGTAATAACAGGATGTGTCTTTTTGTTCATGGCAGCTGAGTGACCTTCTGCTGATGCAGCTTTGGTTGTACCTGCCTCGGTCATAGCATGCATAATATCAGCCTCAAGTCTAGATACTTCTTTAGACAATTCACTGTCTTTAGCTGCCAATTCAGTTCTTTGCTGCTTTACGGCAACAAGCTGATTAATTAGTTCTGAGATATTCATATTTCCTCTGTATGTAAGTTAACTGTGATATTTGCTTCATCAAACAATTGATTTGCAAGTTTAAATGACTTTTTCCATCTTGTAGGCGAATAAGTAGGCGCTACATGCCGTGTAATGCCTGCTTGTATCATCATTGCTGCACACTCTGAACATGCCTGAAATGGCCATGTGTATAACGTACAGTTATGTAAGTCTTGTTTAGCAAATAGAATTGCATTACGCTCTGCATGAATTGTAATTGCATACTTTAGATCTCTATTGTTTAGTCTTTGCTTTGTGTCTTTTACACTGACAGGAAAGCCATTAAACCCTAGGCTAATAATGCGATTGTGTTGGCCAG